AAAGGTACGCTACTGACCCATATTTAACGTTTCCCAACGCATATTTAACATTGCTAAACACTTTGTGGCACGGTTTTTGCTGGGTCGCCACTTTACCAAAAATTTAACATTTCGTCGCACACTTTGGCACGGTTTTTGCTATGGCTCACATTTAACATCTTTTGCACAAGTTTGGCACGGTTTTTGTTATGCGTGTGCGCCCGTGAAATTGTTTCACGTGGAACACTGCCACACCGATGCACAAAATAAAATGTTTCACGTGGAACACAAAATAACACGCTAAACGCTTGCAGGTAAAATAAAATGCGTACATTTGCATCGTGTTAAACAATTAAATACTTTATAAAAATGAAAACAACAGATTTAATTTTTGAAAATCAGAAAGTGTTAAACGCAATGCAAAACTTGGTATTGCAAAGTAAGAAACACATTGAGTTTTTGGCGGTAAATGCGCCCGAAATTCGCACAAACCTTGAAAGCGTTGCCGAAAGTATGCAAACGCTTGCCGATATGCTGGAAAATCAAATCGTGTTTAACCGTGATACACGCAACAAGTTCGCAAAAGAAATCGCCTGCAAAAATCAAGCATACGACTTTATAGCGGCTGAAAAGTTGGTCGGGCGTTTCAAAACCTTTTGCGAATGTTACCCGACAAACTTGTACATCGGTTTAACGGGTGTTGAAACATCGCAGGACAAATAACAATCAGCAAGCGAAAAGAAAAGGCGGTAACAATCAAGTTGCCGCCTTTCTTTTTGTCCTGCTTTGCGGTTACTCAATATAAACCCCGTCAGATAAAGCCGTGTATATCATTTCCTGCTCTTCTGTCAGCATTTCGGCGGTGTGGATAGGTGAAACATCATCGAAGATATTAAACCCTCTGAAATCGCCTAAATTGCCCGTTTGTCTGTCATTGTTTCGCCCGTTGCTTGCGCTTTCGTACCACTTGCAGTAAATGTAAGGTTCTAAGCCGTAATATAACATTTCGTTCCAATCATCGCCACCCACGGTTTTAACTTGGGTACTTGGTGAAAGGTATATTATTTCGCTGCTTGGTTCGGTTTCCTCAACTTGAAATACAACGCCATTGCAGGACAAAAGCGCAACCCCGTTGCCCGTTACCACGTTTATAACGTACTGCAAACCTATCGTTTTGCCTGCATAATCGGTATTGAGTGTAACAAAGCCTGCAAACGGCAAAAAGATTTGTATTTCGCTTTCGTAGTCGGTGTTGTCCTCATTGTGCGCTGGTACTACCGCCGTGCCAAAGTCAAGCGTTATTTTGTCTTGCGCTGGCTGGTGGCAAGATACGCCCGTATTGTAGTTGCCGCATCGTATTACATCGGTGCTGCTTGCGCCTATGTTGGTGTAAACACGTCGTATTTTGTTCACGTATGCGCCCAAATCTATGTTTTCGTATATGGGTGCGCCCGTGCTTGGGTCTGTTCCCGTTTCCTTGAAAAATCGTTTACCGCTAAACTCTACCAACTCATCAAGTGTTACCAAATACACGTTTATAGCCCCGTACTGCTCGCCTACAACGGTAACGGGGTATGCGCTGCCAATAACTGCAAAATCGCTCCAATTAGTGTTTACTTGTATGCTTCCCGTTGCCTTCTTTTTATCGCTTGAAATCGTAAGGTCTTGCGTTTGATGGTAGCCGCTTGCGTTCCTGTAATAGAATTGCGGTGTACTTTGTTCGGTGTCAAATTCTGTACCATCGTTTGCCGTTAATGTAACATTTACCGTTTCCCCGTCTTTCACATATTGCGGCAAGTCCTCGTTAGCGGTGCAATTTGATAGGTCTTTATAAATTTCTAACACATCATCGTAACTGCCCGTAAGCGTTACGGGCTTTGTCGGGTCTATGTCGGTAACGGTTAACGTTGCTTGTTGGCTGTATTCCAAATCCTGCACCACAAACGGCGTTTCGGTCGCTGTTCCTGCCTTGTTCGTGTAACTCGCTTTGAGGTCAAAGAAACGTACTTTGTTCGGGGTGTATTGCCCCGTAACGGTGAAAGTTGCCGTTTCCCCGTCAAACGTATGTTGTTCGGTTACGCCGCTGCCCGTTATGTTGTTCGTAACATTAAGTTCGGGTGTTCCCTCGCTGGCTGTCGTACCCGTAAGCGTGAAACTCTCGCCCGTGTTGGCGCTGTCATACTCCCAACTTGCCGTTTTACCGTCTGGCGATATTGTCAAGTCCTGAGTTTCGGGCCAACCGTAAATGCCCGTAAACTCCACTTGCGCCGCCGTTATCTTGTAACCCTCGTTTGCCGTTACTTGTATGCTCGCCTCAAAATCATAACTTCCCTTTGTTCCCGTTGCGGTAGTGTTCGGTATGTTGTTTATAACTTCCAAATCGTTTTCGCTTCGGGTGTTTCCCGTGATAGTTATTTCCGTGTCTGCATCGGTGTCGGACAACTCACCAAATGCCCAAACCTTTGCGCCGTTCATATCCAAAACAACGCTTTTCGGGTAGCCGCTTGTGTTGTTATAAACCGCCTTAATATCACCTACAAACAAATAACCGTCATTCGTTCTTACGTTTATATCCCAATAACCGCCGCTTGCGTTCCACTGGCTGTTATCATCGTGTGCGTTAGGTATATTTACAATTACTGCCATACTCTTTTAATTTTCGGTTGTTCCTTTCAAAGTTACCATAATGATACCCCCGTTTTCATTCAAAAGCCCCGTTTCAGAAAACGGCACTTTCTCAAAATTCGGGGTGCGTCTGTAAACCGTTTCACGGTTTGAAATGTACGGGTCGGGGTTGTCGCTTTCAGATACACGCCCCGTTGCCTCCAAAATCTCGCTTTCGTATGTTTTAAGTACGTCCACACGCAACGTAAGTTCGTAGGCGTTGTTTCCCTCAAAACTTACCCTATCCACGAAATAATAACGCCCCAAATCGGGTATGTAACAATAATTGAAAGTCGGTCGGGGCTGCTTTCGTAGTGTTACGGTCGGGCGCAACACATCGAAAGTTTGCCGCAAATCGCCCTCAATCGCCGTAAACGTGCCTAACTGCTTGTTTACCGTGCTGGGGTGTCCGTTGTATGAATAAAAGTTTATCGTTGTCATATCTGCAAAGAAAAAAGGCGGTGCGGTGCGCTTTCACATGCACCCACACCGCCCAAAGTTAAACAATCTAATACCTATCAATTTACTTGATAAAGAATACTACAAAGTTTTCGTTTGTATCGTTGAAATATCCGGCGTCAAACTTGTAATAGTTGTTGAAAAACTCTGCCTTTGCGTTGTAGTTGGTTGTTACCCGTCTGTCAAGATTGCAAACGCCCAACGCATCACGGTCGAACATTACGCCCAACACGCCCGTAATTTCAACATCTTTGCCGCCGCTTTCCTTAACCTTAATGTGTCCCGTGCTGGCAAAGTCGTAGTTCTTTCCGCTGCCCTGCCAAAAAGGTACGGTTTCGGCTTGCGGCAAAAGCACATCGCCACGGTTAAACGTGTCGGAATAAAGATAGGTTTGCGCTGCCTTTGCAAAGTCGGACAAAAGTACAACGTGTAACATATCTTTCGGCGTAAACCGTTCCTTGCCGCCAACATTGAACACGGTCGAAATGCTTTGCAGGCGGTCGGCATACGTACCCATAACGTAAGACGCAAAGCGGATAAAGTCGGGGTCTGTTATCGCCTTTGCCGCTGTCAGTGCGTTCGGGTTCGGGGTCTTACCCTCGCCCGTTGCGGGGAAATACTTGTCATTGTACAACTTCAAAAGGTTTACACAACGTGCCGTGCTTGCGCTGGAAAGGTCTGCCCCTGTCATAGCACCTGCCGCCGTCGCTCCAAATGCTTGCGCATCAGCCAAAACCGTTTCCGCAATCATATTGTTGATAGTGCGCATAATCAAAGCGTCTGCCTTGATAGTCATTGACTTTTCAACGGCTGCATAAATCATCGAAATAAATCCGTTGAGTTGTGCGGCGTTGCTGAAACTTTCCTTAACCTGTCTTTCGGTGATTGATACGGGCACTTCAAACGTAACCTTTGAGTTGAAAAACTTTGCGGTAACGGTCGGTTTGTGGAACACATCTTGCGAATAGGTCTGCCCGTCCGTCAAATCCCACGTGTCATTTTCTTCTGCCGCTGGTACGTCTGCCGAAATTTTCTCCAGCACGCTGCCAAACTCCCACGCATCCATAAGTACGGACGGCACTTTGCCCGCATAAGGTCGGTTTACGAAAATCACCTTGCCGATATGGTTTACAAGTGATTTAACGTAATTATCCACGGCATTTTGGTTAAACACTTCCGTGCCTAAATCCACAATGCCCGTAAGGTCTTCGCTTACAATGTCAGTACGCCCCAACACTTCACCCGAAACGCTGTTAATAAGCGTGTAAATCTGTTTTACTTCCATATTGCTAAAAATTAAAATTAGTTATTCGTAAATACTCGTTGTTAATTCTCTTACAAGTGCAAAGATAATGTTTTTTCTCCAATTATCACGCCTTAACTGCAATTCTTTTGCAATTTCGGTCGAAATTGATTTGCTTGCGCCCGTTCCTTTGCTTGTTTCGGTTGTTTGGCGTTCCTCTGTGCGGTTTCTCTCATCGTTTGCGGTCTTTCGGTCGCTGTCTGAAAAATCTGTATCGTTGAACGCCTTGTTTGCGCCCGTTTCGGTGTTGTCGGTGCTTTCCTGCAAAGTTACGGTTTCCGTCCGTTCAACGCTGCCCGTTACGGGTGTCAGTACATCGTAATCGGCTAACATCGCCGCCGCTTCACGTTCCCAACCTTGCACGTTTACCGCAATCACCGCCGAAACAACATCGCTTGCGTTGTCGCTGGTTATGCTGCTTACAACGGTCTTACCGCCGTACATCAGTAAGGCGTAAGCGTCTAACTTGGTCGGGTCGGTATCGCCGAAAATTGCGGCGTACTCTGTAGGATATTCAGTCTTGAAAACCGTTGCGAATATCCCGTTACCCTTTGTAAATAGTTCGCTGTATTTCATTGCTTATCGTCTTTGTTTTCTTCTGTTTCTTCTGTTTGTTCCGTTTCGGTGTCGTTCCCGTCCGTTTCTTTGGTTTCCTCTGTTTCGGTCGTTTCGGTTTGTTCCGTTTCCGTTTCTGTCGTTTCCGTGTCGTTTCCGTCCGTTCCCGTTGTTTCTTGGGTTTCCTCTGTCGGTTCGGGTTCTTCTGTCGGGTAGGGGTTTTCCTTTGCCGTTTCCAAATCAGCCGCCAAAGCGTTGTAATTATCCCTTTCAAGTCCCCAACTGCTTGCAAGACGTACCGAAATATCCGTGTCAAACATAGCATTAATTTTCTCAACTGCATTTTGTCTTTCCTTTAGCATATTATCCACATACGGCAAAAGTACGTCCACATTCATAGATACCTCGCCCAAATTGAGCCGTTCACGCTTCATATTATAATTTGCGTTCAAACCCAATTCGTTGTACATACTCGCTTTGTAGTATTGTATCAGTTCAATAAGTTGTGTAATATACACGCTGTTTGTGGTCGGGGCTGTCTGCATATTTACGCCCTTGAAAAATGCGTTTTCCCCGATAATTGAAAACTCGCCGTCTTGTATCTTGTGCAAAAACTCATCGGCACTTTGTTTCGTCTTGTCATCGCTGGCACTTATAAGCATCGTGATACGGGTTAAAATGCTGGCGGTGTTCAACGAAATAAGCCCGTCAGTATGCAAGACGGCATAACGCCCGATAAGCGGCAAAAGGCTTTCGCCGTTGCTGTCATTCTCAATCAAAACCCCGTCTTTCTGAATATCGTAGGTTTTGTTTAACTTTAATGCAGGGTTCGCCACGGTGTAAAGCGTTGCCCGTCCGTAAACATCGGGTTCGCCGCCTTTGCCGCCCGAAAGCGCATACAAAACCCCGTCCACGCTGGTAACAAAGGCGTTACCCGTGGTCTGCAAAAGCCGCTCCAATTCCTTTTGCGGTATGCTTTCGGGCAAACCCTCATACTCAAACATACTTTGAGTTTTCGCCAACGTGTTCGCCATAAATTCAGTTACGGCGGTGTCTTTGTCCCTTACTTGTTGCTGGTACAACTTGTAAATGTTATCTTTCTTTCTCATCTGTCAAAACTTTAATAAGCGTTGTTAATTCGGCTAATACTTTCGTATTTTCCGCAATCGTGTCTTTTAGGTGTTCCGTTCCTTCTTGGTGCGCCTGCCTTTGTTTCACCATATACCAAAACAACGCGCCGCACATCACAATCGGAAAACCCAAACTTGAAATGATTTGAATAATAGTATTTGCGTCCATATCAATAAATTTTTAGTTCCTATTGCAAAGGTAGTTATTTATTTCGTAAAACGTGCGGTTCGGCACGAAATTTGCACCAAACCGCCGTTATTTTCATTTAAGCGAAACAATGTTTGTCTTTGCGCTTGTAATTAAATAATTGCGTACTATTTCGCCTATCTCGTTATCTTGGTAGAAAACTTTGTCTATTGCGAAAAACCGTGCGACTTGTTGTTCAACATAACTTGCCGTGCTTAACAACTTGCGTTTGTAGTTCGGTTTGCCGTTCATTTCAAGCGAATATATTAAGGCGTTTTCTTCGTCTTTAATCGGTGTCGTTTTGGCGTGTATGTAGGTGAAACACTCGTTACCCACTTGGATAATGTTACCCTGCAAAACAACATCGTTAAACTTGATATAGTACACAAACAACACATCTTGCGGCTTGTACTTGCACGGCAAATGCGGATATACTGCAAGTTCCCATTTACCGCCCGTAATCATCTGCAAATTTTGGTTATCGAAACAAAAATACTTGTTGCTGGCTTTGTGTTGTACTATCGTACTGCAATACTCAACCGCCACTATTGCGCCGTGTTCGCCAAAGCGGTATATATCTATCGTTCCCTGCTCCATAAACGGCACTTGCTTCAAACCCATTTCCGTAAAGTACGGGCAAAACTTGTTTACGGTGTTCCCCAGCATAAAAACCTTAACATCGTTGCGCTGGCGTATTATCGTACTCAAAAGGTTCATAAACAACATAAATTCATCGGGCAAATAATACCGCCGTGTCAGAAACTCGTCAAAGACTATCGTTGTAACATTCGGGTAACTGCTGCTTTTTTCGTGTTCCTGCTCTGAAAGGCAAAACCCGTAACAAAACGGGGTCGGGTCGGGTGTACGCTTGTTTTTCTCTGCATCGTAGTAAGATAAAAACCACTTGTTCGACATATAGAACACTTCGTTAAATTTGCCCTCTGTCAGTTCCTCAATAAGCCCGTTTGCCACGTGATTTGCAAACAGACTTTCGGCACGTTTGCCCCGTAAGTCCTCACGCCAACGGCGTATATATGCCATTTGCTTGCCCGTCTTGATATAGTTTTCCAAACCATATTTTAAGGCTGCATAAGTCTTGCCGTTTGACCTTTCGCCAAATATAACATTATAGTCGGCGTTCTTGCTTAAAATCGCTTTCAAGTCGTAAAATTTCGGCTTGTCTGTCTTTGTCTTTCTTGTAGTCATACTCTTATTATTTTAGTCCTTAAATTTAATTCCACGCAAATAATTTATATACATAACCGAAAGGGATAGGCTGTACCCCGTTGGCTCTAAATGTACGCCCGTGCGCTCGTTGTAATGCGCTGTGCTGCCTTTGTAGTCAGTTATCTCGCCTTGTATCTCGTAGTCAATGTACGTATGTATGTTCTTGCCCGTTGCTTGCGGTGGCATATCCAGATAATTAGTGAAAGCGTCAAATATCCCGTTTGCACCGTACTTTTCAATAAGGTAGGGAATAGCGGCTTTTTTGTTCACGCCCGAAACTGTCAGGCTGTAATCGTAGGATTTACCGCCTGCTTTCAGTACGTTTTTCTGCTGCACCATATAACGCTTTGCGCCCAACGTCTTAAACCTCGTATATGTTCCCTCAAAGTCCCAAACGCCCAACGTCTTTGTTATGCCTTTTATGGTCTGCGGCTCGCATAAGGAAAACGGCAAACCGTGGTACTTACACGCCGCCCGTAACTTCATTTGCACCTGCATATTGTAAGCCTTGAAATACGCTTCATGCGCCTTGCCGTTCATTATTTTTATGCTGTCTGTATCACTATAAATATAATCGTCTTTCGCTTCATGTATGCCCGTGAAAAGGTTGCGCCGTGCGTATGCCGTTACAAAGATACCCCACGGATAGAATAAGAAACGGTTTTTGCTGGTGTTGTATTTGTATAAAAGTTCCTGCTTTTGTTCGGCTGTCATTGAGTTAATATCCCATTCGCCATTATAGGTAAACTCATCACGCAAAGGGTTGGTAACACTCATACCGTAACAACTGTTTAGCATTTCCTTGCTGTTTAGGTACTCCACTTCTTTGCCCTCAACGCCTTTTAATTTCGTCTTGCTTTCGTACAAATGCAGGATAGACTTTACAAACGGGGTAGGCAAATACTCTTTCTTGTAACAATACATTTCACCAACTCGCATACTTTCCCACGAATAAAAGTTTTTGATTATATGAAAGTCCACGTCTGTAATTGTAAGCGCAATTTTTGAAGCCGCCACAATACGCCCGTTATTTTCGCACGGGTTTTCCTTCACAAAACATTTGCTCGCGGAAATCGGGTTGTCTTGCGTTTCGCTGGCAAATATGTTGGTAAACTCAATATCGAATACGCAACAATACTTTGATATTAAAAACTCAAATTGTGCCATACTCTTAACCGTGATCGCAACGCCTTGCGACATCGGGTATTTTTCCGCTATCATTACATACGGGTAACTGCTTGTAAAGTCGTAACTATCCACGTCATACATTATTTCGTCTGTATATTCGGCGTTGGCGTGTGTAAAACCGCCTGCAAATGCACGTTGCAGCATATTAAATTCATTCATACCCGTAATTTGTAGTTCCTGCATCAGGTTTACATAGTCCCAATTTGGCACGGTCTTTCCTGCATCGCTTTTTTCACGCAAACAATGCGCACGGCAATACTTGCGCACAAACCCCGTCTTGGTGATAGGTAGGTGCGTTATGCCTTTGCTTTCCTCTATTCTTTCCTGTATGTAACACATCACTACTTTCACGTCATTTACACAGTACCCTATTTCCTTATCTGTTAGGGGTGTTCCTGCGTGCCTTATTAGCTGGTAGTCCAAATCACCCACCATTTTAGCACATTTGTACCGCTGCAACTGTTCGCCCAACTTTGCCAACGAATAACCCGAAAGTAAGTAACTGCACCTGTATTCAATAAAACCCGTTGTTATTGCGTATATCGGTTTGCGCAAATCAATAGAAAACACTCGCTGCCATTCAAACCATTTTCGCATAAACTGAAACTCATACGAAAGGTTATGCACAAACACAATTAACCGCAACTTTTCGGACAAACCCAAAGTTTCGGTTATCTGCTGGCACATTTCCACGTATTCGCCCCACGTGCGCCCCACAATCACAAACCCGTTAATGCCAAACTGCCAAATGTACATTAAAGCCGCTTTTTCAAGTTTGGCTTTGCGTCCGCTGGTGTCCTGCATTTGCTTCATTTGCTCGTAGGTGTATGCCCGTCCGTCCGTATCACGGTAAAAACTTGTTGTTTCAATGTCAAACGAACACGGCACATTATAAAACCGCTCGCCTTTGCTGTTGCCTATTATGTTAGCTTCATTAACGGCACTTTGCAGCACGGCTTTTATGTTGGTCGGGCTGTGTATGGTTTCCCGTAGTTCAAAAGGTACTTTTTTCATAACCCAAACTTATTAAAGTTGCGCAAAATGCGCTCTATATCGTTTTGCATATCCTCCATTTGGTCGGCTACCTCATTTGCCTGCCTTTCTATCTCTGCATCAATCGCCCGTGATATGCTTTGCGCTTCACTCTCAATTTGGGTGCTTATATCGCTTGCGCTTTGCTCCATTTCGCCCGTGAAATCCTTGTACCGCATCAAATACCGTTCCACGAAATCACTATCCGAAACGCTGCTTAACGTGCCCTGCAAGTTCCTTGCCATAAGGTTGTACTCATCGGGCGTTAAATCGTACATACGTTGCAGGTGTTGCCCGTACTGCCGTGCACCTTGCGCCGTGCTGGTTGGCTGGCGTAAAAACGAAATCGCCTTGCCGTACTCAATTTTTAGGGTGTTCCAATCGCCACGCATTGAAAACTTGGTAAAGCCTTTTACATCGCCTTTGTTTAACGCTTGCACGGCTGGCGAAAGTTGCCCGCTTGCTTCGATATTCTGAATACGGCGGTTTGCCATCTGGAAAACCCTTGCAATCTCTTTGCGGTATTCGGGGCTGCTTTCCGCGGCTTGCAATATCTCTTTTTTGATTTTCGCCCGTTGGGTTGCACCAAATACAGACTTTGTAAATTTAATCTTGTAACCTAACTTTGCCATACGCTTTTATATTAAATAGGGGTTACAAACATTGCAACCCCTACAAAGTTAAACATAACTTTCCAAACTCTTATAAGTCCACAAACGAAATAGAGTAACACTTCTTGCCGTGGCTCTCATACTCGTAAATCGTGTACCCAACTTTGCCGTCTTTGATAGTTTGTGCCGCCTCATCATCGGCAAGAATTTCCCGTACCGTTTCGGCGGTGTGGCTTGGTAGGTTCACCAACCGTTTGTTTTCCTCATCAATAATTACGGGGCTGTCGCCTAATTGTGATTTGTGGACATAAAGCCCGTTTATTTTGTGTATCGCATCTTTGCCGCCCTCATTTTCAGAGTTGAAAATATCGGCTAACTTGGTGTACTGAAAATCGGTTGTGTCAATACCGAAAGTTGTCTTGTTAAATTTACTTGCAAAACTTTTCATTGTAGTAATCTTTTAATTGTTAAACTTCTTGTTAATTATTCGGCTGTCTGTCCTTGCGGTTCGCCGTCAAACGGCAAATTCGGTTCGGGGTTGGCTTGCGGCTTCAAGTCCATAAGCCACGCACGAAAGCGGTTTATTTTCATAACCGCACGTTGGTTGCGGCAAACTTCATTACACGCCATAAGGCTACCCAACGCCGACAAAGCGGCAAAACTAAACTCGTCAAATGCGTTTCTTTTTTCTTCCATTGTAGTAAACTTTTAATTGTTAAACATAGACTTTTTGAATTTCAACGTACCGTTGTGTTTGACTACCGTTGTATCGGTGGTTACTATCGTTGCCTTGCCACGTACCGTTGTACCCTTTGTAACGGTGCAACCCTGCAAGATTGCAGATAAAAACAACATCGCACCACAAACGGCGAAAATCATAACAAGCATTGCAACTTCTTTAATTGCTTCTTTCGGTTGCTCTCTGAAATGCTGTATCAACTCTTTCATAATTTCAAAATGTTTAATTGAACAATGCAAAGATACAACATTTTTCTAACATACAAGCATAAGCGCACAAATTATTTTCGTTTTAACTTTTCTTAACTTTTGGTTTTGTGTTCCACGTGAAACATTTTATTTTGTGCATCGGTGTGGCAGTGTTCCACGTGAAACAATTTCACGGGCGCACACGCATAACAAAAACCGTGCCAAACTTGTGCAAAAGATGTTAAATGTGAGCCATAGCAAAAACCGTGCCAAAGTGTGCGACGAAATGTTAAATTTTTGGTAAAGTGGCGACCCAGCAAAAACCGTGCCACAAAGTGTTTAGCAATGTTAAATATGCGTTGGGAAACGTTAAATATGGGTCAGTAGCGTACCTTT